AGATACTGTAACTGTACCAACAAATGTCGTTGCCACCAAGTAGTTTGGTGTCAATCCTGCATCAAAATTACTAGCTCCACCAACTGGATACCAGCCCCACTGAATGTCTCGTGAACCGCCAGACAAATTACCATTGGCATTTAAACCAGAAGTAACATATGTTGTATCTCTGCGAGGATTCCGCAAAGCTTGTGGATCATCCACAGGAAATGTACCTAACATCAACTGAGGCTGATCTGGATCCCAGCACTCAGCGCAAACCAACAACTGGTATTTACGCTGTTTAATGATCTCAGTCTTAAGCGTTTTAAGTTGATACTGCTGACCACAGCGATCACATTCCGCAATCGCTATCTTGCCAGATGCAAACCTATTTCCCATTATGTGCTACCAATAAACATCTGACGAGGAACAAACCTAATCGCCGCCTTCTCTCGGTCTTCACCTGCGGCAATCTCAAAGGTTTCATCGTAAATCTGCTTAAGCATCTGAATACGAGGCATTAATTCAGGTACTTTTACAGCTATGTGATACGCCAAACCAGCAGTCAATGCAGGTAAAAAGCGGAAATTCATGTCTGCTGTTTCCACACCAGCACCAGCATCTTGAACTCTACGCAGTCTCCAGTAAACAAACTGGTATGTAGTACTGTTATCTGGGGTTGGCCAAACTGTTACAGCGGGTAACTGGGGCACAAACACCGCAGTACCATCGGCTTGAGAAGCCGCAGTTGTATTGTTCTGACCACGGAATACACCACCAAGAGTATTCCCTGATACATATGTATAGTAAATATCCTCTGTACCCAAACGAATAAATCCAGATCCAGCTAACCCAACCACCGTGCTAAGCGTAATCGTAGTGTCTGTAGAGGTAAGAGCACCATTGAGAACAGCGTTTGTAGGATTTGTCTCGCCAGATAACCGCTGAATCCATACTTGAATCGGTCGCGCCTGTTGTAGCTTGTTTGGTATTGTGGCATAGGTAGAAACACTAATACGAGTGATGGTCAAGTCAGCTTGGGTAGAAGCTGTATTAGATCCAGTACGGATAACGTGCTCCAACAGATCAATAGTATCCGTAGGCAAAGCGTATGTAGCCAAGCCAGGGGTCAAATTAATGATTCCCTGCTCCATTGTCCACATATTAATACCTTTGTTTTGCCACTCAATGGTCATCAAATTCATTGATCGACGGGCAGTTCTAAGGTCATAACCAGTACGCATTTCACGACCAGCCCTCTCCCAAGCTTCCTCGGCAATCTCCGTGAATTCCATATTGAAGAGAGTTGAGCCTGTAGTGGTCATGATGTTTGTATTATTAAACGTTTAATAATGCGTTTATTTTGCAGTCTTGGCAGACTCAATAAATGCTTGAGCAGTGGGCGCACCCTTTTGACCAGGTTTACGCATTTTTTCTTTGGAACCAGCTGCTATACGTTTACGCTTGGCGTTAATGTTGGCATACAAGCCAACAGGGCCGCCTTCTGCATATTGCATAAAGTCAGTGTCATCCCTACGCGCCTTGCGTACACCTTTGGGCATTTTGCTTGGGAGAACGGCTCCCATTCCACGGCTTGCCATCATAAGTATTTACCTTTGGTTTTACCGCGTTGAGCTATGCCATCGCCACGACGTGAAACAGAGTTTACTTTACCGCCACGCTTATAACCACCTGCTTTTTCACGAGTTTCGTCATCAATTTCCTCGTTACGACCAGAGCGCATTTTGCCTTCTGGCGATGCAGTTTCAATTTCTTTCTTACGTGGCTTGGGCGTTTCTTTTTCCTCCAACTCACCAGCTTCAATGCGAGCTTTGGCTTCAGGAGATAAAGTAACGCGATCTTTTGATGCAACAGCACGATCAATAGATGGGCCAACTGTTTTATCAATTAACTTTTTACCAGCGCCAGTCTCTTCATCAATTTTTCTACCAATTGCATACCCTGCTTCACCAGCAAGACCTGCAAGATTAGCACGACCCAAAGAACGTGTAATAGCTCTACCAGCTGCGTTTTGAACTTGAGCGCGGTTTTGTGGTCTGGTTTCAGAGGTATCTAAACCTCGTCTAATGCGATCAGCATCAGCACTTTGTGAAGCCATTACATCTTCACGCAAATTAGGCATGATGTCTTTTGCGTTTGTTTGACCTGGAGAACGGTATATATACCCTTCTTTTGCTGGTTTGTTTAAGCGTCCCATGATTAGCACATCCCGCCATTACGCATAGTAATCATTGTGCCCTTGGTTTTACCTTTGGTAGCACAACCATCAGCACGACTAGAAGCCGATCCGCCTTTAGCCAATTTGCGAGGTGCAGATCTGCCATCAATGTCTTGAGGTACAGGCATACCTTCACGAAACACTGTGTCTTTTGGAGGCATAGGTTTCTTAGGAACAGGTTTTTTAGCCATTGGTTTAGACGCTGGCACACCTTCAGGATCCATTGGGGGCTTGCCCATTTCAGCAGTATAGATACCGCCATCAGCATATTTTTTCATGATTTAGCACTTTCCGCCACGTTTCATGGCAATCATTGTGCCCTTGGTTTTGCCTTTAGTAGCAACACCATCAGGAGTTTTACCAACTTTTACAGCACCCATCTTAGATGGAGCCATGCCGCCACCAGCCAACTTAGTCATGGTTGAACCTTTGTGCAAACGGCCTTCGTGTTTGTTCACAGCCTTCTGCATCATGGACTTGTCCATTTTTACATCTTTGTGAGCTTTGCCACCGTCTGCATATCCACCCATATTCATTTTTTTCATATCGCCACCTTCTTTAAAAGTTTTGCCTTTATCGGCTTTGTTGAACTCTTTTCCCACAGATTGTGGAACGCCTGCTTTCTTGGCAAACGCAGGATTGTGCGCTACTGCCGCCATGAAATTGTGTTGCTTCTTACTTGTCGATGGCATTATCGTCTACCTCGTGAAATTTGACCACCTCTAGCCATCGCATAATAATTAGTATCCTGATGGTGAGAGCCACCGCCACCGCCGCCATAGAATTGTTGCATCTCTGGCATTGATTGAACTTCTGTAAACCCAAGAGATTCAGGAGTTACATTTCCAAACATACTGTCTATATCAGTTATGTTTTGTGTAGCATTATTATTTACAGTGGGTTGAACGCCAAGATCTGCTGGTAAAAAACTTAAATCAGACTGGAATGCTGGACTATCTTCTAAAAGAGGGCCAACAAAATTGGGGAAATTTTCAGTCTGAGTACCATACATACTTGATCTTAAATCATCATTCATGTTGTTAGAACTTGCTTTTGCAAATTCATCAGTAGGTTGAACCCCTAAATCGTATGGCAACATTAAGGTGTTTACTTGAGACAAAGGACTATCTACTTGTTGAGGGCCAACATAGTTAGGTTTGTCTGGATTAGTCCCTTGCAATTCGCTAATAATGTTCTCAATCTTTGATGTATTATTTTCATTAAACAAAACATTTTCTGCTTGAGTCTGAAGATAGTTAGTAGCTGCGCCAGCAGGATTTTGAGCAAGGCTTAATATTCCTTGAGGCAACTTAGCTTGAGTTTCAATAGCATCTAAAGCTTTAGCAATAGCGTAACCAGCCGGACTAGCTAAAAACTTTATAAACTCAGGAACGGAAATGCCATTCCTTTCCGCAAGTCTTATCGCTGTTCCAACTGCGCTCATAATTACTCACCCTTTTTGGCGAATAAGCTGGTCAATTTTTTCTTCCAGCCTGTTAAAACGTTGGTCAATGTGGTCAGTAATTCTTTGAACTTCTGCTTTAGTGATGAAATCACGATGGTTTTCCTCTCGTGTTATGTTGAGGAGTCGCTCAACTCGACGTAGCTCTAAAGCTACTTCTTTGACTTCAGCAAACTTCTCACGCAGGACAAACCCTGCCACGCCAAGAATGACGGATAAAGCTGCTGACCAAAGAACATGGTAGTCCATTTAACAATTCCAAGCTCTAAGAGCTTTGTTGATGCGTGAGTTTGGATCTTTTGCTGTCTCCGCACTCGTTAGTTTCTTTTTCATGCCACTCATCCTCGCACAAAAAGAGTCTCGCCGCGAGCCTCCTTCTGGCTGGGGCGGTTTCAAATTCATGCCTTGCGCTTTCGCAGAGGCTCGACCTTTGGCGTTTAGGCCACCATTCTTGTTCTTGCCTTCTGATCTCTGCCATGCTGGTGATTTAGCCATTTACGACTTTCAGTTTGTGTTGGTAAATATTTTCCAACAAAGG